AGAAGGTAGTTGTTAAAAGACCCGAGTCTGAATTTAGTGATGGCCCACCTTGTTTAGAATCACTAACACAAACAGATATTAAAGATGGCAGAGATAGAATAATTTATCAGTACATACAGTATGCAAAGCGTAAATGGCCAGAGAATTGGCAATCAAAGATAAATGCATTCAATTATAAATATTTTGAAAGACATCCTGAAGGACCTTTGGATGATAAGATTGTACAAGGTAAAATAAAATTTAACGATGGTAAAGATCTAGGTTTCAAATGTAATGAAGATCCAATGTGTAATCATTGTGATAAAAATCTATGTAGAACTAGAAAATTTGGTATTGGCGGTGAGGCTGTGTTTCCTTCACTAACTGATTTACAAAAAGTATTATTAGACGAACCATACTATTGGGTCAACGTGGATGGTGAAAGAGTTAAATTAGATAATATAGATTATTTAATGGAACAAAGACTATTTAGAAGAACTGTTGCAAAACAAATAAATAAAAAACCACCACGTATCACGGTCAAAGAATTTGAAAAATACACTGATATGTTATTACAAGGTGTAGAGGAAGTCGATGCACCTGTTGGATCATCACGAATTGATCAGTTATCAAATCATTTAGAAGACTATTGTTTGCAAAGATCTATTGGCAGTGTTAGCAAAAAAGATATTTTAAATGGAGCGGTATATACAGAAAATGGTAAACATGTGTTTACTTTTCATCGATTTTTCCACGGCCACCTTACAAAAAAGAAGTGGAAAGAGGACTATCAAGTGACACAACAAATGCTAAAAGAACATTGTGGTTGTGAAGAGGGACGTATGGTTATTGGTAAAAAGAAACCATCAATCATGAAAGTGGATGTATTTGAAAAACCTGAAGATCAATTCACACAGAAAAAATTAAAAGAGGAGGACCCGTATTAATTATGGAACAACAATTATTATTTCCAGAACTTGACCCATACAAAACTAAAATAAAAGATGTTGACTATGTTGACGTTTCAAAAATTAAATGTGGTGAATTAAAAAAAATACCATACAGTGTGTTGCCGGAGGGAAAATACATTTTATTTAAAAGTGGTGGTTTTAATAAGTATCACTCTAAAATGGGAAATGCTTTTCCGTACATTCAAAACACTGAAACATTAAAAGTATTAAGTATAGTAGCTACAGAATATAATGGTTATGTTAAGTCTAGTATTCTTTTACCAAATAAACAAGGACTATTCATAAACATGCATAGAATTGTTGCAGAAGCTTTTATTCACAATGACATGCCGGACAAAAAAGTATTCGTAGATCATATAAATGGAGATACATTAGATTATACCGTTGGTAATTTACGATGGGTAACTCCTTCACAAAATAGTATCGGTGTTAAAAGAAAAAGACAAATAACTTTTTTTGACAAGGCACGTATGGAAAATTTAAAAAATAAAAAATGAAAACAATAGTATTAGGACCACCAGGCACAGGAAAGACACATACTTTGTTAAACAAGGTACAAGATTATTTAAAAAATGTTGATCCAGATAAAATAGGTTATTTTGCATTTACAAAGAAAGCAGCTAATGAGGCGAAAGCAAGGGCGATGGATAAGTTTAATTATACAGAAGACGACTTGCCATATTTTAGAACTTTACATTCACTAGCATTTAGAAAACTTGGCATCAACAAAGACCAGGTTATGCAAAAGCGACATTACGAAGACTTAGGTAGAAAACTAAATTTGTTCATAGATTACAACGAACATGATCAAGAAGAGACAGGTTTGTTTACAACAAAGTCTGACTACTTGAGATTAATACACTTATCACAGTTAAGAAACATTAGTTTAGAACAACAATTAAAATTAGGTGAACACAATACAGAAGTTGATTACGACACGTTAGTTCATTTAAAGAATGAACTAATTAGATATAAAAAAGAATATGACCTGGTTGACTACAACGACATGATTTTAAAATTTATAAATTCAAATTCGTCTCCAAAGTTTGACGTGGTATTTATTGATGAAGCACAAGATCTATCTTTGATGCAATGGAACATGGCAAAAACTATTTGGAATAAAACACAAGATTCTTTTATTGCTGGTGATGATGATCAAGCGATATTTAGATGGGCAGGAGCGGACGTAGATTCTTTTATTACACAATCAGGTAAGTTATTAAATCTTACACAGTCAAGAAGAATACCAAGAGCGGTCCATGACTTTGCACTTGGCATAATAAAACGTGTATCAAAAAGAAGATACAAAGAATGGGCACCAAGAGATCACGAGGGGTCTCTAAAATTTCATGATGATATAAAAGACATAAATATGTCATCAGGTAATTGGCTGGTGCTAACAAGAACACGACACATGCTTGAAGACATAGAGGATGAAATGCGTGAACGTGGTTGGTATTTTGAAAATAGATTTAAAAAAATGCCAGAGAAGGAAGCAGCTGAAGCTGCATTAGAATGGGAGTCTGCAAGAAAAGGACAACCACTAAATTACAAACAGATAGAGAGAATATATAGTTATATGTCACCTGCGCATGCAGATAAAAATTTTTTAAAAGGTATGGCCAAAGAGAGTTTTTATAATTTAGCAGACACAGGAATTAAAACAGATGCAGTGTGGTACGAAGCATTTGATAATTTAGATTTTAGAAGAAAGAGTTACATACGAAGTATGCGTAGGAATGGTGAGAACTTAAATGATAAACCAAGAATAAAACTTTCTACAATACACAGCGTAAAAGGTGGTGAAGAAGACAACGTAGTATTATTAACTGATCTAACCACGAATACTAATAAATCATATCTAAAACAACCAGATGATGAAACAAGATTATTTTATGTTGGTGCAACACGAACAAAAGAAAATTTACACATCATCAGACCAAAAGATTATGACAAATCTTTTCCAATGGAGGACTTCGGTGCGTGATGATCTAATGGTACAGCAGCAGGTAAAGAACGATTGGCAACACATGGTTGGTGTCATCTGTTTAAACCAGACAGGTAGAAAGAAAGTTAAAAAAGTATTACCAGGATTTTTTGAAAAGTTTCCAACAGCAAGACATCTATTAACTTCAGACAAAGACACCATAGCAGATATGTTAAAAGATCTTGGTATGAAAAATGTCAGAGCGCATAGAATATGGAGGATGTCAGAGGAGTATCTTAATTGGGATGGCAAAGATGCAACAGAATTATTTGGTATTGGTAAATATGGTAGCGACAGCTACGAGATATTTTATAAAAATAAAATACCAGATAATATACAGGACAAAGAATTAAAAAGATATGTAAAGGAGGAATTAAATGTCTAAAGTTTGGGACAAACAACACGGTGGGAGTCACTATCAAAAGTATAAGATTCAGCCGAGTAAGTTTGTAGTGGAGAATGAATTGCTATACCCGGAAGGTTGTGCTATAAAATATATTATAAGACATCGCGACAAGGGAAAGAAACAAGATCTATTGAAAGCAATACACTTTATAGAAATGATTATTGAAAGAGATTACAAATGATACAAAAACCTTTATTTGCTCCACAAACAGAATGGATACCACCACAAGACTTTCCTAATTTATCTAATTACCCTGAAATTTCAATTGACTTAGAAACAAAAGATCCAAACCTTAAAACTATGGGTTCAGGTTCTGTTACAGGCAGAGGTGAGATTGTAGGTATAGCTGTAGCTGTTCTGGATTGGTCCGGTTATTATCCTATTGCACATGAGGGTGGTGGTAATATGGATAAGAAAAAAGTAATGAGTTGGTTTCAAGAGGTGTTAAAAACACCAGCTGTAAAGGTATTTCATAATGCTATGTATGACGTATGTTTTATTAGGGCTGCTGGCCTTAAAATAGAAGGATATATCGTAGATACCATGATTGCTGGCTCTCTCGTGGACGAGAATCGCTTTCGATACGATTTGGGCTCTATGGGTCGGGATTATGTCGGAAAGGGCAAAAATGAGGCTGTATTGAAAGAAACTGCTGACGTTTGGGGTGTAGATGCCAAGTCTGAAATGTATAAACTACCAGCCATGTATGTTGGTGAGTATGCAGAGCAAGACGCAACGTTGACCCTGCAGTTATGGCAGGAGATGAAAAAAGAAATACAGCATCAGGATATACAATCTATTTTTGAATTAGAATGTGCACTATTTCCTTGCCTCGTCGATATGCGTTTTTTAGGCGTTCGTGTAGATTTAGAAGCAGCGACTGAATTAAAAAACAAACTATCATTACAAGAAAAAGAATGCTTACAAAAAGTAAAAAAAGAAACAGGAGTAGATGCTCAAATATGGGCTGCACGTTCAATTGCGCAAGTCTTTGAAAAACTTCGCCTACCATTTGACCGAACTGAAAAAACAGATTCTCCATCGTTTACAAAAAACTTTCTACAGAATCACGCCCACCCACTTGTGAAACTAATTGCCCGAGCCCGTGAAATAAACAAGGCTCATACCACATTTATTGATACCATATTAAAGCACCAATATAAAGGACGAATTCATGCTGAAATAAACCAACTTAGATCAGACCAGGGTGGTACAGTAACCGGTAGATTTAGTTATGCTAATCCAAATCTACAGCAGATACCGGCACGGAACAAGGAACTTGGACCAGCGATTAGATCATTGTTTATACCTGAAGAAGGTATGACCTGGGGTTGCTTTGACTACTCACAACAAGAACCAAGACTTGTTGTACACTACGCTGCACTACAAAATCTTTATGGTGTAGAAGAGGTATTAGATACTTATCATGAAGGAGATGCTGACTTTCATACTATTGTAGCTGACATGGCTGAGATACCAAGAAGTCAAGCCAAGACTATTAACCTTGGTTTGTTTTATGGTATGGGTAAAAATAAATTACAAGCAGAGCTTGGGGTATCTAAAGATAAAGCTGAAGATTTATTCAAACAGTATCATAACAAGGTGCCGTTCGTAAAAAAACTTATGGATAATGTGATGCAACGTGCTCAAAGTTCTGGTAAAATTAGAACTTTACTTGGTCGTTTGTGTAGGTTTCACTTGTGGGAACCCAACCAGTTCGGGATTCATAAAGCGTTACCACACGAATCAGCGCTCGCGGAACACGGACCAGGGATCAAGAGAGCGTATACATACAAAGCTTTGAACAGATTAATACAAGGGTCAGCTGCTGATATGACAAAGAAAGCTATGATAGAATTACACAGAGAGGGCATCACACCACATATACAAGTGCATGATGAACTTGATATATCAGTTGTAAATCCTTTGGAAGCTAGTAAGATAAAAGATATAATGGAATCTGCTGTGCAACTAGAGGTTCCAAACAAAGTTGATTATGAATCCGGTCCCAATTGGGGCTCAATAAAATGAGGTTATTTTATGGCTTACTTAAATGCGAATATTCCTGTAGAATACGCTCAAATTAGAAGGGAGTTTTTATATGATCTCAAAAAACATAAAGGCGAAGTTGAAGACTGTATTATCTTCGGCGTTACCTGCATTACAGGCCGTGCCCTCTTATTTCATGCAATCATGGAAAACGGCGCAATATTTTATCGCCTGCCAATTAGCGCGTTTATTCAACGTGGTTTCAAAGCAGAAGACGTACCGAGCAGAAGACTTGATGAATTACAGCTTTGGAATTCTTTTAGCTATTATCCTGCTGTTACTTCTTGGGATATTTTAGAATCACAATCAGGTAAATATATAGGTAAAGATAAACAATGGCATTACGGTAGATATTTATTTACTGTTGACTTTGCACACCCAGAACCTAATATATTAGACACTGATCATTCAGAGATTCCGCACGAGCATAAGTGCGCACACGTATTGGCATTGAATGATGGCAACTACGCAGCACAACCTAACAACAGACTCATTTGGGACATACCATCCTTTACGGTAAAAGACCAAGTGCCTGATTGGAAGGTCCAAACTAATTACTGGAACGTAGAAGATACACAGCAGTGGAGAACAGAAGACACTGACAATTTCTTTTACGAGATAGAGGAAAAGAAAAAATGAGGTGTGGCTATGGATTACAGATTTACAGCAATACTAATAATATTGTTATGTTTATTAGCTTTTTGTGTACGACCAGTAAATCACACACCGTTGAAAATTGAGCAAAAAAATATTATACTGCCACAACCAAAACCAAAAATAAATGAAGAATAAACCTTTAAATATATCTGAATCCGCTGCTGTGCAGATGCCAATGAAGACGGTTGCCAGTTTGATCGCGATAATCGCAATTGGCACCTGGGCTTATTTCGGCATTCACGAAAAATTAAACCAGCACTCAACAAAAATAGAGTTGATGCAAAAAGATTTAGATCAAAACTCAGAGTTTAGAATTAAATATCCAAGAGGTGAGTTAGGTCAATCAGCTGGAGAGGCAGAGCTCTTTATGATTGTGGAACACGTTAGTGGTTTATTAGAGGATGTAGAAGCAGAAATTAAGAGTATGAGAAACAATGCAGTTAACATAGAGTTTTTAAAAAAAAGAACTGAGAAGTTAACTGAAGACGTAGAAAAAATAATTAGAAATGGATCGGAACACTAGAAAAATATTACAATACATGGAAGACATGGAAAAAAAAGTAAAACAAATGAAGTTTATTAGAGATCTCAAAGTAGAGGTTGAAATAAATGGCACTGGTACACATAAATATAGATACAAACGTGGACCAAACAAAGGTAAAGTAACATCATGATAGAAACTGTATTCGCACTTATTTTAACATTAAACGGAAATATGATAGAACACGTATATAAAACCAACTTAAGCGATTGTTTAAAATCCAAGCGCATCGCGCAGAACGAGGTTAATCCTGAGAGAGTTGTGTTCTCTTGTCAAAAAGTAAAGGCTCAGACAGAGAT